GGTACTAAATCTAGCTACACCAATCTATATACATCAGACGATAGCGATACAGAAAATCTAATAAAAACAGGTGATGTGATTAAAATAAGTGGCACCGCTAGTAATAATGGTATATATACGGTATCCAAAATAAGAACAGATGGAACTTCTTTAGGTAGTGATGGTGATGTTTTTTATGAATTGAAAGGTAGTAGGCTAACAAATGAAAGTAGTAATAGTAATGTAGATTTACAAATAGATGTTATACGCGACACTGGAGATAAGCTTGTTGCTTTAGGTGATGTAGATAGTGAGGGTGGTATTGATATATGGTCAACAAATGCTACTACAGCTTACGGAACAGAAGATAATGGTTGGTCTGCAGCAGCTATTAAACCTACTATATCAGGTAGTGATGCTAAGTATATATATCATTTTGTAGACGAAGCCTTAAGGGTATGCAACATAAATGAAAACAATACAAGTATTATAAAGTGGTATGGATATATACAAAGAAGACAGTTTGATAATAACGAAGGTCTTTTATTTGCTGGCTGGGAAGAACATTCAAATATATTACGTCCACCTGCTATGGGTTCTAATAACTATACATCATGTTACGTTAATTCTCCTGATGTGTATGACGTTACAGGAACTGATAAGACTCAAAGCTTTCATGATAACTCCCAAGCCACTAATTACTACGTAAATAACAATGGTGTATTAAGACAGTTAAAGTCTGCCGATGGTACAGCTTTATTATTAGATGGGGCTGTAGGGGCTGGTGAAACTGATTTTGTATTTGATGACGGAACTGACGATACACTTGACCAGAATTACGCAGGTCAGGTTATTACTATAGGTACAAATCTAGGTGCTGAACCCACTGAATATTTATTCTGTATACGTGAATCAAATGATACAAATGTTTTATTCCAACGTGCTTATGGACAACAACCATATACAGCAGCTACTGAAACATATAGCGACAATGCTCAATACATACTTGAGCGTGGGCTTGGGTTTAATATTGGTATAGATGATGGAACTGGTGACGGAAATTGGGAAGCTGGAACTTATGAGTTTTATCAATCATTCGTATATGAAGGTAATCAAGAATCAATACCGATTCCAATGGGCGAGGGAGACAGTGTTGGTAATATGGGCGCTGGCTTATTTACTACAGTTGGGGCAAAAGCATTACGTGTTTCTATCTATGCTGACCTTGCTTACAATGGACGTATATCAGGTGGTAGGATATACATAAGAAAACAAGGCTCTGATGATGACTTAACTTTACTTGTCGACATAGATATATCTAAAGGTGTTCGTACTAATCTAAATGCAGACCATAAAGCTTGGAGTCTTCAAGCTAATACAGGATACTATGTAGTTGGTGGCGCTGAAGGTAACTGTACATCTCCCAATGTTGATACGTATGAAACAATAAATGGATTTAAACCAGACGTAAAGTTTGTAAGTATTGGCGGTAAGAATGAAATGTATAATTCTTCAGTGGTTACTAACAGAAGAGCTTTTATAGCTAATGTAAAAATAAAAGGTTTTTCTGGTGAGCTTACACGTTATGGTGACAGAATAATGTACAGTGAGATTGGTAAGTTTGATACGTTCATAGAGCATAATTTTATAGATGTATCAAGAGGAGACTATGGAGTCTATACAGCTATTGAATCATATGCAGATAGATTAATAGCATTTAAACATAACTTGATACATATAATAAATATATCAAGTCCTAGTCCAGCTAATTGGTACCTAGAAGAAACAATTAGAAACTCTGGCGTTAGTTATAATTATAGTGTTACTAAAACAAGGTATGGTATAGCATGGTTAGGTGAAGATGGATGTTATCTATACGATGGAAAGTCTGTTAAGAATCTTTTAAATAGAAAAATACCAGTTAGTAAATCATCTTTAATAAATTCTGCTCATGATATAGTTTGGGATGAGTGGTATAGAGGTAGTGATAATAAAAAGAATCCAATGCTTGGATATGACCCAATAAGTAATTCATTGGTTAT